AAACCACTGGCCTTGAAACAAGGACAAGCCATATTCTTTGCATCATTTTTAAGACACAAAGTTGCACCTGTGAAAAAAGGTGTAAGAAAATCTTTGGTGATGTGGTTTGGAGGGCCACCTTTTAAATGAAAAACAAAAATCAATTACAAAGAAAAATATTATTTCCAACCGCTGTATATTTTAAAGATGTAGCAAATGCAAAAGAACTTAATAAATATTTATTTAAAGAAATAAAAAAATGGCGTAAAGCAGAACCTGAAGGAGAAAAGAAAACTAACTCTGGTTTTGGTTGGCATAGTCCAACAGATATGGATAAGAGAAAAGAATACAAACCTCTTATCGATGAACTATTTCAAATGGCTTACGAGTGTAATAAAGATTATGGTATATCCGGTAGACTAGGACTGGGTAATATGTGGGCTAATATTAATCCTACCTACAGCTATAACAAAACACATACCCACCCTAACTCGATGTGGTCAGGTGTGTATTACATCAAAGTGCCAAAAAACTCAGGCAAACTATTTTTAGAGGATCCTAGACCAGGACCAAATACACACATGCCTAATAGAGAACCAAACTTACCAGAACAATTATGGAGAGTTTGTGCTTATGAACCAATAGAAGGTCGAATGATCTTTTTTCCATCTTGGCTACCTCATGGTGTTGATATAAATATGAATACAGACAAAGGTGAAAAAAATTGGAGAATATCTGTGTCTTATAATTTTATACAAATATGAGTTTTAAGAAAAATAAATATCAAGTTATTAGAGGTGCTATATCAAAAGAGATAGCAGACATAGCTTATAGGTATTTACAAATATCAGCAGAGGCAGATAACTGGATGTTAAACAATGGTGTAACTCATGCAGGTAACAAACTTGTAGGTAATTTTAACGACAGACAAGTTCCAAATTCTTATGCTAAATATAGTGATAGATTGATGGAAACACTTCTGGTTAAAACTATAGATGTAATGCAGAAGAAGACAGGGCTTAAATTAGTGCCCACATACTCATACACAAGACTTTATAGAACAGGTAATATTTTAAAAAGACACAAGGATAGACCTAGCTGTGAGATATCTACTACATTAAACCTAGGTGGGGATGCATGGCCTATATTTATCGATCCTACGGGGTCTGACAATGTCATAGATGAGTACAAGAACATACACAAACCAGGTGCACCCAAAGGTATAAAGGTAGACCTAAAACCAGGAGATATGCTTATTTATTCTGGATGTGAATTAGAGCACTGGAGAGAGCCTTTTGAAGGTCAATTATGTGGCCAAGTGTTCCTACACTACAATCATGCAGATGGACAGTTTGCAAAGAGCAATTTGTATGATAAAAGACCTATGCTAGGAATAGTCAAATAAAGTTGAATATCTAAGCAATCTAATATAATCTGGAGGTCTATGCTACAGAAGGTTAACTTTGCACCCGGAATAAATAAACAACTCACAGCCACAGCTGCAGAAGGCCAGTGGATAGACTGTGATAATGTCCGTTTTAGGTATTTATTTCCTGAAAAGATAGGTGGTTGGAAGCAATTAGGAGCTGATAATATTACTGGAGCCGTTAGAGCTCTTCATCAATTTACAAATAGTGCAGGTCGAAAGTATTCCATTATAGGATCAAACAGAATATTGTATGCTTATTCAGGTGGTGTGTTTTATGATATACACCCAATTAAATCTACGACAACTCTTACTAATGCATTTAGCACGACTAACGGATCAACGACCGTTACAATAAATTTTTCTACAGATCACGGTATTCAAGCAGGTGATATCGTATTATTAGACAACTTTTCAACTGCAACCAATTCTGATTATGCTGCAGCAAACTTTGATGACATAAGATTTATGGTAACCACAGTGCCATCATCAAACACAATTACAATTACCATGCCATCTAACGAGTCAGGATCCGGTGCGTCTGAATCAGGTGGTATTAGAGTTAGACATTATTATAGAGTTGGACCCGATGTGCAGTCACAAGGTTTTGGTTGGTCACTTGGATCTTGGGGTGGACAAGAAGTTGGAGCTTTTACAACTGTTCTATCAGGAGACATAGATGCGTCTACAACAAGTATAACATTAAATGATGCATCACAGTTTCCGTCATCTGGAACAAACTTTGTACAGATAGGAACAGAAGAAATATCTTACACGGGTATATCTACAAACACATTAACTGGTGTAACGAGAGGTGTAAGAAATACAACAGCAGCATCACACTCTTCTGGCGCTACAGTTACAGATACATCTAACTTCGTAGCTTGGGGTGAGGCAGCATCTGGAGACTTAGTTGTTGATCCTGGTATGTGGTCTATTGATAATTTTGGTGACAAAGCTATTTGCTTAATTGTTGATGGTGAAGTATTTGAATGGAACTCAGCGGCAACCGATGCAACAAACTCTAGAGCAACTATCATCACTAACGCTCCAACTGCATCAAGACATATGCTTGTATCTACACCGGACAGACACTTAGTATTCTTTGGTACAGAAACAACGATCGGTGATAAGTCTACACAAGATGATATGTTTATTAGATTCTCAGACCAAGAGGATATTAATACTTATACACCTACAGCAACCAATACAGCCGGCACACAAAGACTGGCCGACGGATCACGGATCGTTGGAGCCATTAGAGGTAGGGATGCAATCTATGTATACACAGATACAGCTCTGTTCTTACAAAGATTTGTTGGTCAACCATTTACATTTGCCTTTGTACAAACAGGCACAAACTGTGGACTTGTAGGTAAAAACGCAGCAGTAGAGGTAGACGGTGCTGCGTATTGGATGTCAGAGAATGGTTTTTTTAGATATGCTGGTGCTCTTGAAACATTACCATGTTTAGTAGAGGACTTTGTATACGATGATGTTAATTTAGACTCTGGTAATCAAATGATTTTTGCAGGACTTAATAATTTATTTGGTGAGATTATGTGGTTTTATCCAACATCAAACTCTGCTGTAGTTAATAAAATGGTTTGTTACAACTATCAAGACTCATCACCGCAAAGACCAATATGGACAGTAGGCACACTAGCTAGAACAGCTTGGGCTGACTCTGCTGTATTTGGTAAACCACATGCTATGGAATATGATGCAGATGGTGTTGAGCCAGCTACTTCATCTACATATGTGCAAGGGAACACGGATGGTATTACAACATACTACCAACACGAAACAGGCACAGATCAAGTTAAAGGTGGATCAGTTACAGCCATCACAGCAAACATATTATCTGGTGACTTTGATATCACACAAAGAGTGCAAAGAGGCGCAACCACAGGTTCTGCGGATATTAGGGGTGATGGTGAATTTTTAATGAAGATAAGAAGATTTGTACCTGACTTTATATCTCAAACAGGAAACACAAGAGTGACTTTAAATTTAAAAAATTATTCTAACGATACGGCTGCAAGCTCATCCCTTGGACCTTTTGATGTAAGTTCATCTACAACTAAAGTAGATACTAGAGCCAGAGCTAGAGCTATTGCGTTAAAAATAGAAAACACAAGCACATCACAAGACTGGAAGCTAGGCACATTTAGATTAGACATACAACCGGATGGTAGAAGATAATGAGTATACTTTTAGATTTAGCAAAAAATTTAGCCATTCAAAAAGGAGTAGGTTCTCTTCAAAAGCGTATTGATAGTTATTTTGGAGGAGATGACGATAGAACAAATGATTTTGTATCCCAACAAAAACCAGGTGGTTTAGGTTCTATAATTGGTAGAGCTTTAGCTTTTGCACTTTTAGGACCGATAGCAGGACCAATAGCTTTTTCTGCTGGTAGAGGTCTACTATCAAAACAACAAGGTTTAGGTTTTAGTCCATTTGGTGAGGACAAAGGACCATCTGGTATTGTATCTGGTAAAGTTCAAACATTAGATGGAAAAATAGTAGACGCTGGATCTGATGAAGCAATAGCTGATATGAACCAACGAGATAAAGAGTTTCAAGAAACCGGAGACTATGATGTTTATTCTGGAACCACAGTTACAACTGGACCTAGTTACGGACCTGTAACAAGTGGAACTGCTTTTGATGCAGAAGATGATGGTGGCGGAGATGATCCTGGTGGCAGCACCGGATCTATGGATGCATCAGACTTTTCTGATGATACTGCAGGCACACCATTTAGATATGGAGGACTAGCAAGTTTATATAGATAATGGCAAAGATAGTGCAAGTATTAACAAGACCAAGTGAAACCTACAAACAATCTGTAGCTGATGCACAGGTTAGGGATCTCGATGGTGTTATACAAAAATTAAACACAACATATCAACAAGAACTAAAGGATGAAGTAGAAGCACAAAACTTCTTTTTAAATTAATGGCAAACAGTTTTATAAATAAAAAAGCAGATCTAACGACTACAAATCTTACAACACTATATACAGTGCCGTCGTTTAAAACTGCTGTAGTTAAATCTATTTTAGTATCTGAAGATGCAGGATCAGGAGCTAGTATCACAGTGACTTTGGTGGACTCATCGTCTAACATATTTAGCTTATTTAAAAGCAAATCCATATCTTCAAATACTACAACAGAGCTATTAACACAGCCCCTTGTTATGGAGGCTAGTGAGGCTCTGAAGGTCCAAGCCAGTGATGCAAATGAGCTGCATGTGGTGGCTTCAATATTAGAAATAGAACCAAGAGAGGTAACAACATAATGCAAACAATAAAGCCAGAGAAGATAATAACTAAGATATCCAACTTGAAAACAGGAGAAAAATACAGTACAGAAGAAGAATGGAAAGCAAAAGGAGTGCCTGAATCCGACATCAGACGAGATGTTGAGGTCATAATGCCTTCGCTTGATTTGTTCTCAAAAACCAAGTAATGTAGGATTACCATGAGTATACTTCGAAAACTTAAAAATAAAATAGTCGACGATCTTATCCCAAATGAGCTAAAAAGCCCTGCGGGATTAGCTGCGGCGGCTGTCGCTGCTAACTTTGCACCTAAAATTATTCCTGGTGGAAGTGATAAAACATTACTAGAAAGATTTTTACCTAGTGTTAGTGAGGCTTTGGGAACAGCTAGAGAGACAGTTGGGGACATTATAACTAGTGACACTACTAAGGATATTGTTCTTGGAACAAAAGAAAAAGATAAAAGAACAGGTGGTATATTAGGAGCATTATTATCTCCAGCAGGGATGTCCATAGGTGCTGGATTATTAGCTGGTGCTTTTGCAAAAGATAAAGACGACCCATTATACACGGGTCAAAATGTAGGTTTAAATTTAAGAGACATTAGAAAACTAGCAAACATATCTGACCCAAGAACAGGTGCAGCTATTGGACTAAACTTTTTACCAGAAACAAGATTTAGACAATTTTCACCAGAGCAAATGGCTGAAACATTTGCAGCCACAGCTCCAAAAGATTTTACAGAAGATAGAACACCAGCTCAAGGTGGTGGTATTATGGGTGATCAAAAAGACTTTGAACAATTTTTACAAGACATGAAAGAAAGAGACATGGGTCGTATGCAAGATCAAATATTAAAAGACTTTGAAAACTACATGAAAAGAAAAAAAATGATAGAACAAATGCCAGAAGCTAAAGACGGTGGTATTATGAAAATGGCTGAAGGCGGTATGATGGACATGGGTGGCATGGAAATGGATTTAAGAGGCGGTGGTTTTGTGCCAATGGGTAAAGCAGAGAAAGCCGACGATGTACCAGCTAGATTATCTAAAAACGAATTTGTATTTACTGCGGATGCAGTAAGAGCAGCGGGCGGTGGAAGCATCGACAAAGGCGCTGATAAAATGTACGCAACAATGAAAGCATTGGAGAACAAGGTAGCATAATGGCAGTAACAACTAATATAACAGCACCACCACAGTTTATACAAGATCTTGCACAAGATTACGGTACACAATTAGTAGGATTAACATCTGTACCTATAGATACATCTAAGTTTGCACCACAAGTTGCAGCACAAGATCCTTTACAAACACAAGCAGTATCTTTAGCACAACAAGGTATAGGATCTTATCAACCGTTTTTACAACAAGCACAAACGACACTAGCAGGTGCACAAGGTTTATTAGGATCTGGTGCAGGAACAGGAGCAGGAACTATTTCAGATTTTATGTCTCCATTCCAATCACAAGTTATTGACACAACACTTGCAGATTTTGATAGACAAAGACAAATAGAAGAACAAGGTTTAAGAGATCAACAAGCAAAATTAGGTGTTCTTGGTGCAGGTAGAGCAGGAGTGCAACTGTCAGAGTTTGGTAGTGAAGCTGCTAGACAAAGAGCTAGACTGCAAGCTGAATTGTTACAAGCAGGTTTTGAAAGTGCTGTAGGTAGAAGACAACAAGATTTTGCAAATAGATTCGGTATATTTGGTGCTCAAACAGGATTAGCTGACCAACTGCCTGGATTACAAAGAGCCGATGTAAGTACTTTAGGATCAGTGGGCGCTGTCCAACAAGCACAAGCACAGGCTGTTCTTGATGCACAGAGACAAGCTAATCAATTAGCTGCCTTTGAACCGCAAACTAGATTAGATACTCTTGGCAGAGGTATCACACAATTAATATCTGGATATCCTGCAGCAGGGTCTACATTTACACAAACTCCTAACTTATCTCCATTAGAGACAGCTCTTGGATTTGGTTTAGGTGTATCAGATATATTTTCAAGAATTAGAGGTAATAGACAATAATGAGTAGAATATTAAAAAGACCAATGTTTAGAATGGGTGGTAGCACCGAGAACATGGGTATTATGGATGGTATGAGAACTCGTTATGAAAATGGTGGTAGTGCAACAGAAGCTTTATCAGAGTTAGATAGAATAGCTCCATTACCAAAACCTAGAGTTACAGAGCTTTTACAAAATATTGGTTTAAATATTTTATCTAATCCATCACAAGGAAACATATTTAGAACGGCTGCAGTTGCTGCTAGAGACCCATTACAACAAGCTTCAGCAAGAGACTTTCAATCAGCTTTATTAAGAAGAGGAACAGTTGGAGACATATTAAGTCAACGAAGAGAACAAAGAGACAAAGAGAGATTATTACAAATGAGAATAGATGCTGATAAAGAGATAGCTGGCATTCAAGCAAAAGATAAACAAGCAGAGTTAGAGTTTCCAAATGTAACCATACCTTCTGTTAGAAATAATTTACAAGGCATTATAGATGCTTCACCTATAATAGAGTCTGGTCTTCAAATAATACAAGCACCCGCAAAACAACAAATTAAACAAATACAATCTCTAAACCCTAAATCAGGCGACTATTTCGCAATAGCTGATAGCTTCGGTAATGTGGAAAAATATGTCCAAGTTCAACTTGATGAGAAGAATAGAGTTAGATTAATAGAGGTAGATGCTAGTGGTAACACTCTTGATGACGAGGATGCAGAGCCAATTATGGGTGATACAGGTAAAACTTATAGAGAAAAGATTGCAAAAGATTTAGAAAAAAGAAGAGAACAGTCAGCAAAAGACTTAGAAGAATCTATAGGCGTAGAAGATAGAGATATACTTCAACCGTAGGAGGACAAATGGTCAAATACTATGATCCCCTTCAAGGTGCAGAAAACAATAACTCAGCCAACTTCTTTCTAGCAGGAGTTGCAGGTATAGCATCAGGTATCATTAAAGTTCCAGAAGGTGTATTTTCACTAGCAGCAGAATTAATAGATTTAGGCGCTGACACAGATACAGCGGCTGATGTGGAACAATTCTTTGATAAACTTAACCCCTTTGAAGAATATGCCCAAAGAAGCGCCGTAGGTAAGCTTACAGAGGCGTTTACGCAGATAGGTATACCAGGGGGCGTAGGTTTTAAATTAGGGCAAAAATTAGCTGATAAGGCCTTAAAAACTAAAAGAGCAGGTAATTCACTTAATTTTAGAAATCCTAACTTACAAAAAGCAGTAAAGAAAGTTAACGACTTAAACAAACGAGCTGGTTTCAAAAGATTTGCAGCAGGTGTAGCAGGCGGTGCTACAGGTGAAGTGTTTGTAGCTGATATAGAAAACATAGGTACATTTGGAGATATTTTTGGTGGACCAACAAAATTAGATAAAGATACAGAAAGCACGGACCGTGGAGAAGCATTAAGAAAATTAATGAATAGATTTAGATTCTCTGCAGAGGGAGTGTTAGTTACACCTTTCGTTTATGGTGTAGGTAAAGGTGCAAAAGAATTAGCAAAGAGAGGAAAAGATTTAGCTTACAGTGACAGTAGATTTTTAAGATTAGTTGATAAAGTAGGTGGTGCTTTTAGAGCTAGAGGTAGAAAACCACAAGAAGTGTTTGAAGCTAAAATGCAACAAATGGGCAGAAGAGCTGTTGATGCAAAAAGAGCAGAAGAATTAAATAATTATATTACTAATCAAATAGATTCCATGTTTCCTACATCTCAAAGAATATTTGATAAGTCTGCACAGAAACAAAAAGATCAATTTTTAGCAGACCTAGATGAAGCTTTGTTTAAAGGTAATTTAAGAAACAAGATAGACCCTAACGCTTGGGCTAAAGTTTCTAAAACTATGGCTGATAAAAAAGTTAAAAAAGAAGATGTAAACAAAATGTATAATGCGATTACAAACTCTAGAGGTGCCTTTGTTCAACTATTAGATTACATTAGAAGAGGCAGCTCTCCAGATGCGGTAACAACAAATGTGAAAGAATTAGAAGATATTATGGGTGATAGAGTAAAACAATATATTGGTAACACTTACAGAATATTTGAAGAAAAATCTATTTTACCTTTTGCAAACTACGAACCTACTGATGAAGCTATGGAAAAAGCTGCTAGTGTTTTTAAAAGATACTCTAGATTTACACAACGAAACCAAAAAACTGTAAAAGAAATCACGGATCAAGAGGCAAAAGCAATGGTAAGATCTGTGTTAGATAGCGTTCCAAGAACAAGACCAAAAGGTGAGCTACCTGCTTTTCAATATGTTAACCTTACTGCAGGAGCTGACACACCGGAAGTTGCTAAAACTTTTGCAAGAACAGTAAGTAAAGGTAAATATTTTAGAGACAGAGGTGATAAAACACCAACTGTTATTGGAGCAGGTAGTAAAGTATTTAGAGAATTGTTTGGTGAGATAAAAGACCCTAGATATTCTATTTTCAATGCTATGACTAAATTATCGTCCATAGCTAGAAAAAATCAATTCTTCGGAGATCTAGTTAGAGCTAATAATGCAATACCTAAAGATCAAAGAAAATTTTTCTACAGTAATAAACCAGATGCAATCAGAGGTTTACCAAACCAAGAGATAGTTTTATTAGATGACTACCTAGACCCAGCTATGAAAGGCGGTAATGTAGTTAATCCTCTCAAAGGTTATTTTACTTCAAAAGATATAGCAGAGG